GGTAAAGGATATTGAAAGTCCTTTGTACGAGCGGGTCAAGATAATCTGACTGGAGCCTTCCGAGCGTTGGTCCCAAGAGCCTTTGCATGAGTTCATAGCGAGTTTGAACCTCTGTCGCGGTCATTGCCGGAGACTCCTTAAGCTCCAGCTGGTCCACAAAGAAGATGCTCCGGATCGATTGCTTAAGCGCCTCACGTTGGAGCTGGCTTACATCGAACCGGGCACCCGACTCGTAAGGTTCCATTGAATCCATCGTGCGTACGACGGTTAGACCGGCAGGTTCCAAGTCGAGGTCGGACAGTAGACCCCGCTCTGTTACTTTGGTCGGAGGGTCGACAACCTTCTCTGTTGCTTTAAGAATAAGCTCCACGAGACTGTTGATTGTCAGTATATCCGGCAATGCTATCATTGCTGGGCCATGACCCCACATCGACTTGGAAGTCTTTCGCCACCGGGGTATAAAGGCAGGCATTTCATAATATCCGCCCTCCTCCCCGAGTTCAAAGGCATCTTTATGTAGTATATATTTCATGCCTATGGGACGTTCTAAAGGTGCCAATATCCTAGCAACATTGGCATCTTTCTTGTCTTCACGTGGGTAAATACACATCACCACTTTTTCTTTAACATCCATGCCCTGTGGAGTGGACGCTTTGAGAATTATGTCAGCGGGACAACCCTCCGGACCGAATTTCGTAACTATTTGAACCGGGGTCCACATATAACGACGATATGCTCGGTGGGCCTGACCAGCCCAATCCTGCTCGAACCAAGTCTCCTCGACCGGTACAGACTGGAAGATAAGTTTCTGGAATACCCCGTTCTTCTCTTCGACCTCCTCGATAATCATCGAGGTACCATATGTAACTAGGTCGAGGTATGTTTCATTGGCCTCCAAATTAAAGTTGGAATCCTGGAGGGCGGTGAAGCATTTTTCAGAGGACCTTTCAAGCCACTCTCGAGGTTCCTGCAATTCATTTAGGGCTTGATCACGGTACCCCAACTCAAACCAACGTATAGCGGGGCTAGTAAGAGCGCCGTGAATACTAGCAGCAAGAGTATTAGCAGCATCCACAGCAGTCGAGTCAAAAATCTCACGATTATCTCGCCAAGTAACCGCATGCTCGGAGGTAATGTCACGGAAGAAGTCACCCCGGAAAGGGACTACTAACTGATTGATTACTTCCCAAACATCTTCAACGGTTTTTCGTTGCGATACGAGGGAGTCGAATCGTGCTCTGATTTCTAGAGGGTCCATGTCTTAAGCTTCCATCGTCATTGAACATCCAAGGGTACATATCCTGGTAATCCTGCTTCTTCTGGCGTCGGTGTCCTGTTACTGCTGGTTTAACATTGTACTTACTGGAGGATACCTTGAGGCCCCCCACGTAATCTCTCCATCCCACACTGAGATAGCGCATAGCATCAGCGGGGTGACTCGCCCAATCATGGTAGGGCTTATCTCTAAACATCTGGAGCCTATCGTCATACTCACGTCGATATGAATAGAGACCGTCAATGAGTCTCCCGGCCTTATTTTCATCAAACCGGGCTACTCGTATAATTGCTCGCGTCGCGTCAATCCCGTCCTGAACCGGGAGTTTCGGTACAATTTCGAACGCGAAGTTAAGGCCAAGGGCGAACTCCCTTCTTGTCTTTCCGGTTGTCCAATCGGTGTTTTCAAGATCGTGGGGTCCATTGTGCTCGTCGTAATCATACGGGAGAGACCGGACGTCCCTAATCCATTCGTCAAGAGCTTTGTTCCTCGCTTCGAGGTAGTCGATGATAACCGGCTTCCCATCGTCCCCGCGCTGCGTAACAATAATCGCTGTGGCATCCCTAAATCCTATGTCCCACCAAGTTTGACAAGGTTTCATCGGATCGTGTGGGTAATCTCCGATCCGTCCTTCCGCTTCTGCTAGATTAAGGTCCTGAGTGTAAAACGCCCCTTCCATGCCCGCTTCAAACGAACAAAAGTATTCTTGTAGAATCTTCTCCTCAGACATGCCCTCAGCGCGTTCTTGTTCGATAATGTCAGGGCCAATGACGTAAGTGCCGTCCGGCCTGAAGGTGTCGTCGACAGTAAGCATACTACAGAACCATCGAGCATTGGCCTGAGCCATGTCATAAAGTTTCTTACCGTGATTCTTTCCACGAGGGGTGTATATAAATAATGCCCATCCACCGTTCTCAGCAAGGATCGGACGAATATAGTCCCAGGCTTTAGGGTCTGCGACCGCCCATTCTGAAAATATAACGCCAACAGGATTTGTCCCGACGAGACTATCATAGTTATCAGAACCTACTACCTGATATATGCTCCCGTTCCGGAAGCGAATCTGCATATCCGAGTTGTTGATCGGAGAAGTTGGATCGCGCATATCCTTGGGAAATGCCTGATCTATCATCTTTCGACCTTCTCGGTCTATACCATCCCATATTACTCTTCGTCCCTGTTTGAGAGTTGGCAACATATGCCAAATCGTACCGACGCGCATTTGTGATGATACAGCGGACAATTGTAAACAACACGAGTCTTTACCGCCCCGTCTGTGCCATACAGCACATCCACGTTTGCGATCAAGACCTCCCTCAAACATGTATTGGAATAGAGGGGATTGGTAATCACGTGCTTTCCATTCATTCGGTAGATTCAGCGCCATCTTCTATTACGATCGCTTGTCCGTCAATAGTTATACCCATGGCTTCGTGGTTTATATTGATAGTCAGACCGCCCTTAACAGTTTCTGGAACCGTGAACCCACTATGTTTCGACATTAGGTCGATGGCTTTGGCATGCGCGGCCATATTTGTGACTTTCCCGGACCATGCTATGCCATCCCGGTCGACCCCAACGACTTCCTTTTCACCCTTCGCTCGGGGTAGGAACTCGTGGAGTAACTCATGCTGGACCATATCCCTGGATATAAGGGATTCATGGGCCAGTTCATCGGTTAGGAGTTTGATATACTTGGATACGTCGGGCTTCCGAAGCATCCGCATACCGGAATCTGGAGAAAAATTGGCAACAGTAGCCGCTCGTCGATGGTTAAAATCGACTAGATATTCATAACAAAATAGTCTATGCGGCGGATCGAGTGCTTTCTCTAACTCTTCGAACTCGCTTAATTGCGACGATTCTGTTGTCTGAACTAATTCTTGCTCGGCCAATTTCAATCATCCTTTGATTGAGTATGAAGGTGCGCTCCTCCAAGGTACAAGGCTTGATGACTTCTGTCACCGTTAAAGGCGGCAGGTCTCTAAAGAATGAGTCGCGCATCTCCAGAGTATACCACACCCCCAGGGGGGTCTGTCAACCCCCCGTTCCCTACGCGTCCGCGCGCACGAAAAAAAGAGAATCCGCAATGGCGCGCAGCGGAATGAGGTCGAGGGCACGTGCAACCCCCTATAACGTGGAAAGCGTCGCCGGGTGGTTGGCGTACTGCCTGCTATCGGAACCGGGCGGGCGCACGCCCGCGATTAAATCGCGAGCGCAAGCGCGGTGCCTACCGCGTGCGCGAGGCAACCGGCCCGGCGCTGCGTCGCAAGCGCGCAGCCGAGCGCGCAAGCACGCACGCGCACGCGAATCGCGCACACGCGAGGCGCTGCGGGACTTGCGCCGCGCCGCTCGCTGTGCTTTTTTGGCTGGGCCGGTTGGCGCAGCGACGCCGCCCGGCAAACCGCCGGACCGGGGCGCAACCCCGCGCCCCGGCGGGCGCAACGCAGGAGGGCACGCAAGTGGCCAAAGCGAAGCAACCCGAGCCGCAGGGAAAAGCGGAAGAGCAGCCCAAGACGGAAGTCGACGGCACGCCCAAGCGAAGCAAGTCAGAGCAGCTTCGTTTGTACAAGGCCCGGTACGAAACGTACCAAGCCGCCAACGGGAACCTCTCGATGGACAACGGCGACGAAGTCGCCTTAGCCCTGAGAGGTGCCAGCCCAGAAGCCGTGATGGCAGCAGCTGAGAAGCTGAAGGGACTGGCTCCGGGGACGCTAGCAACACGCTACGTCAACAGGAACCCAGGTGCGAAACGGATGAACGCAGGGAACATCATCCGGGGCTGCGTACGGCGCGACACGACGCTACAACAGGTCCAGGACGCGCTCAAGGACGCTAGCAAGGCACTGAACACGCCAAGCTAGCGGGGACGGCCCCGGGGCAACCCGGGGCCACTCTCCGGACAGCACAACACATTCGCTAAGCGACATTGCCGATGCCCCTATTCTCGGTTAGGTGGAGGGCGGAGAGCGGGCGGCTTTCGCGTAGCGCGAACCTGTTCTAAAGAGGACTGTTCCTAACACGGAACACGTCACAAAGAGGACTTCCGAATGCGTTCACGGCAACGGCTTGAGAAGAGGACTTCCGAACAGGTTCCCCGGGCGGCGGGAAGCAGAAGAGGACCAACGGCGCGAGTAACGCGTCACGAGGCCAACGGACGGAAGCGCGGGTGACACCGAACCACTTGGCGGTGACTTCCAGGATTGCCCGGTCCTTCTCGGCTCCCGGGTTCGAAACCCACGGGGCGACGGGGGGAGGGTATTCGCGAATACGCCCCCCTCGCTTCTCTCTTCTCTCTGATTCTTGAAAAGAAGGACCAGAAGGACCGGGAAGACCAGCCCCGAACGACGGGGCCTGAAACACAGAACCTCAGCAGGACCGGTCTCGCTGGTCCTTCTCCTCTGTTCCCCCCGGCGGCAAGGAACCGTTTGAGGGATTTCCCCCCAAGAACAAGAACTTATCACAAAACTTGTAGGAAGGACCGGTCCTTCTCTGTTTACTCGGCGGCTCTTCTGGGCGCGATAAACTAGACCTTGACAGCGGGGCCGCGCTGTGTTATACTGGGGGCGCGAGCTGGCCCCCGGGCCGAGTTCGCAAACACAGGAGAACGTAAAATGAACGAACACAACCTGAAACTAACGACAGACGAACTTGAAGTTCTGCGAGGACTGATTGACGAACTCGCAGAAAGGCAAGGCGGTTGGGGCGAGGACGAAACAGAACTCAACTCCATCCGTTACAAAATCGCGGTAATCCGAGAGGAGCCGCTTTACAAGTAAACACAGGAGAACGAAGTGGAAGTTCTAAAAATCACGAGAAACACGACAGAAGCTGAAATCCAGCAGTTCTGCCGCAGCAACCCTGGGTTCTGTCGGAAGACAGTAACAGCCCAGGCCCGTTTCGAAAGACGGGTAAAGCGGATCAAACACAACAAACAGGAGCGGGAACATGACGCAACGGCAAATTAAGTTCCTACGGGCGTTGCTAAACATGGCAATAGAAATGGACCGAATACTCGGAATGGACGAGTGGACGGGTTGCGAGGAATTCGCAGATTGGTCTCGGGACGAAACGATAGAACTCGAGAAATTGCTGGAAGAGGTAGGAAGATGAGCAACGACCTAAACGACACGCTTCGCGACATTGCGGGCGGCAAAGAAAGCGAGCCAAACGACCGCGTTTACACGGTTGTGGCTGTTTACAACGGTGATCTGTCCCACGTTTCAGTTTGGAACACGGAGCAACTTGCCTACGAACAGGCCCAGAAGCTAAAAGACGAGGGACTGCATTTCGTCGACGTTGACGAACACGAAATAGGAACTTGAAACATGAACGTAAAGAAACTGAAAGAAGTCCTAGAACTGCTAGAAGACGACACGGAAGTCTTGGTTTGGGACGCGGCCACGGAGCGGATTTACGAAACCAACGAGAACTGCTCGATCGACACAAACATGAGAACTGGTGAGATCGTTTTCATGGTTCTCGCCACAGACAAGGAAGCAGGCAACGTGAGAGATTTCGAACCACACCCCGGTTTCGAAGACACGAACGCGTGGGCTTTCGAATAGGAGACACGAAATGAGTGAAGAACGAAGCTACGTTCTGGGCGTGTTGGACGGGCCAGTTCCCGACGGACGCGTTTACACAGAACTCACCGAAGCGGACTTGGCAATCATTATCGAAGCAGTTGATGATTGGCTGGACGGAATGGCGAACACAAGGAAAGACCTAGAAGGGAAGGAGCTTGACTTCCATGACGAATACATGGAAGAGGTAGCAGGAACCCTGGAGAAGATCAGGGAATTTAACAAATAGGAGCAAACATGCAGAAACCAAAAGGGAAGCCTTGTGCAACGCTGAAAGACAGCGCGAACAAGCTTGAAATACTGGTGTTCAAAAGCCACGGGCAATTCGCCTGTTACTGGAGAACGACGGGAACAGAAGCTTGGCAAAGAGGACCAAGACATTATGATAGTGTTATGGGCGGCTTTCGGGCCGCTTACGTGTTAGCCCGGCAAATTTACTAAACAGGAGAACAAAATGCCAGGAGTAACAGAGTTAGTAAACGCCGCAGAGGAACGCGGTGTAACGTTTGAAAGCATGGGGGCAGGCAAAGCGAGCCAACGAGACCTGACCTATTACGTGCTTGAAATCCAGGACGAATGTGCAACAGGCGAAGAATATAGTAACGCTGTAGTTGCCGCCGCCCTATTTAGAATTTGGGACGAATAGGAGAATGAAATGAGTGAGAAACCCCAAACGGGGCCGAACATCCAGGATTTTGCTAAGCGAATCGAGGAAGCTACAAGCCACATCGATTTCATTGGCCGGGATGGGAAGCCTAGAAAGCGTGATTACGAAGACGAGGCACGTTGGTTTACCGCTTACCAAATGGCGGAGAACATGCGAGCTGATTACACGTCGAAAGACTGGGCGCATTACGTAATGGAGGGAATGCAACCACTAACAGACGAAGACGTGAAGGACTGGTTCTACGATGAAGATGAGAAAGAGTGGAACTGGCCCAACAAAGAAGAGCTAATACGCTGGTTTCACGGCTAACAGGAGGTAACATGTACAGAATCAAATGCCACGTAAGCGGCGGGCCAACAGGGACCCGAGAATCCTACATGAAGGAAAGAGGAGTTATCATGTATTTTGCAACCAAAGTGGGCGCACAAAAAGTCGCGGACCACAACAACACAGTGAGGAACGGACCGTTTAGAACAGCAACCTTTAAATACACAGTAGAACCCGCAGAGTAAACTAGGGCTTGACAGGAGCGCCCCCGTGTGCTTTAATGGGGGTGCCCCCGGGGGGTCCGGGGAAGGAGAATGTAATGCCAGAAAACTGCAAAATGTCAGTACGGGAAGGAATCCTCACAATCGAGGTGAATTTGAACGAGGATTTGGGGCTTAGCAAATCCCAGAAATCACGCGTAATCGCTACAACCCGGGGTAACGCTCGAGTTCCAGGCGCGGAAGACGTAATGATCGGGCTGAACGTTTACAAGAAAGTGTGACGCCCGGGTTGCCCGGTCAGAGGGGGCAACACGGGAATCACCCCACAGGAGCTTAAAATGTTTATACGAGGATTGAAAGAGAAGTTGGTAAGCGACTCAGAAGCGCTGACCAAACAGGCCGGTTGGTATCACGCCAACAAGGTCGAAATAGGCCGAGTCGCCGTAGGATTGAGCAAGATAGATGTTCATAATGCGGTGATTTGTGGACAGTGTGTTGATCTCTCAGTTACAGGGGATAAGCACACACTAAACGCGATCTTCTCAGCCTTTCGTAAGTTAGGCTACGAACCCACCGATCGCCCGGGCGATAAACCTGCTTCATCGTTCAGTTGCCACTGGGAACACTCGACAGAAGATGCCAGATTCTGGCTCTACTTCTCGTCGAACAAGTGCACCCGAATCAAGGTTGGTACAGAAACCAAGGAAGTGCCCATTTACGAGATAGTTTGCGAATGAGTAAACACAAAAGGGAGAACAAAATCAAGTTATGAGCACATTAACCCCGTTAACGGGCTATGAAATCAACATAGGGCATTACAATCCCCGTCGCGATTTCCGCCTGATCAAAACTATTCCACTCAAAGTGAACTCGCTGGGTGGCGCTCACATAACCAATAAAGAGGACTTGATCAGTCTGATCGAGGACGCTATTTTCAACAACGAGAAGGAGGAAAATTCAAAATAATGAAAATACCAGCAGGTTCATTAGAACCTATAGCTGGCCACGGCAAATGGCACGAGGGAATCGACGCCGCAGGACTGAAACAACTCACAGGGATTGCGAAAGACATAGACAAGACGATCGATTCCACAGTAAAGTCAGTCGCCAGAGGTAAAATAAGGGTTGGGAAGCTTCTTATGGAAGCCCGCCAATTCTTTAATGCTGACCAAGAGTTTGGAAAATGGAGAAATGATAACACCATGATCCAATCGAAGCAGCATGCCCATTACCTCATGCAAGTGGCCAGAAGGTTCGGTGATGCGCCTAAACTCATAGATGGGGTGAACTACTCAGTTCTACAAGAACTGGTGCTAGCAGAACCCGCAGCGATCCAATGGGTTGAAGAGCGCATCGATAAAGGGGACCCACCAACAGTAGCCGAAACGAGGACCGAAGTTAAGAAAGGAACCTCGAAGAAAGCACTGGCATTAGGTGGGAAATTGAAAACCATACCAATGGACGCTCCCAACACTCCTCTGAACGCACTGGTGCAACTCGGTCTAACACGCCGGATTGAACAGGTGCTGGAGCAGAAGATCAAGGGGCTAGAAGGGCATTTGATAATCCTGGGAATGGACCCAGACCCTCAATGTCCTTGCCATCCAGACACGCTGCTTGGAATCCGCACACAATGGGTGGAAGAGGCAGAAGGCGACGATGAACTAGAACATATAGTAACAACGTCGTATTCAGCGATCTACAAGGAGTTCAAGAACTGGAAAGCTCGCTAATAAACTAGGGCTTGACAGACCCCATGGGGACCATGCTATACTGGTGGTCCCTAGCGGGACACCAACCACAACGCCAGAAGGAGAAATCAATGGCAAACGCGAAAGAAGGAAAGGACGCACCGAAAGAAGTGCGGGTAAAACCGGACCTGTCCAAATACGTGAAAGGCGTATCTGGTTCAGGCAAGAAAACCATGCGGACCAACGATCTTGTTGCTGCATCACTTGACGGGTTCACGCTCGACGAAGTGTATGCAGTTGCTCAGGAACTTACCGAAACAGCAGCTAAAGAACTGCATGCAAGGTACGATCACCTGAACGTCGGCATGCAACGCATGAATCTGGGCAACCGGATTCGTGGCGCAATCGCCAAGCAGGACAAGTTGCGTGAGAAAGACAAGAGCGTAGCTAACGGCGCGAAGTTGCTTGAGGTAGCTTGTGAGAAACCTCGTACGGCAGCAGATAGCCGCGCCAAAGCGAAAGCTGTGAAGGCGAAAGAAGCCGAAGCTAAGGCAACCGCCAAAGCTAAGGAAGAGAAAGGCAAAGCGAAAGCCGCGTAAGTGGCCTTCAAGTTCAAAGTCCCTCCAATGGGCCACCAAACGGTGGCCCTGCGGAAGGCCTGGAAACCCAAAGAATTTGCCCTGTTCCATGAAATGGGAACAGGAAAAACGTTTACAGCAATAAATTTAGCCGCAGCACGTTTTGAAGCGGACTTAATAGATGCCTTAGTCGTAATCTGCCCCACCCCCATCAAGAACGTATGGGAGGATGAACTTGATAAGTTCTGTCCCATAGACTTTAGTGTATGGATTTATGAATCCGGGGATAGCCCTGCAATATGGAGCAGAGAGAAACGCGATGAACTTAAAATCTTTGTCTTTGGTGTTGAGTCATTATCCATCACCAATGGGCGCTCTATCCAGGAACTGGAATATTTCCAGCGATTTCACAAGTTCATGTGTGTTGTCGATGAATCATCAAGAATTAAAAACTACAAAGCCCAGCGGACCAAAAACGTTATCAGAGTCGGGGGATGGGCAGATTACCGGATGATCCTGACCGGGACCCCGGTTACCCAAGGCCTGGAAGACCTCTTCGGTCAATTTAAATTCCTGAACGCGAGCATCGTAGGGTGCAAGAACTTCACCGTCTTTAAAAATAAATACTGCGTGATGGGTGGGTTTAAGGGCAAGAATAT